GGTAACTCTCACGAAAAGTGAAAAAATGAGATTTTTTGATTTGAAAATTTGAAAAAATTAAGGAGGTAATGACATGGGCGACAAAGTTTATGGATTTTGCGGCACGAATAAATGCAAAAGAGAAGTCATGGCAATGAGTTATCTTTTGGAGTACGTCGATGAGCTGACGCTTGACGCTAATTTTGCAGGTAAATATTCAGGTACCTTACATTTTGATCTACCAGACGGGTGGGACAGAAGCAATACAGTTGTTGTCGGGACAATGCTTATTCCAGATTGGCAAGAGGGTCAGCGATACCACACCTGGCAGTCAATCGGCGCACAGAATCAGATTGAAGAGATTACTATAAGCGTTATAAATAACGATTCCGGAAGTCAGCTCAGCGTTCAATTCACTGATTCTGCTCAGCTCAGTCCAAAGGTTAGAATATTGCTAATGAATGTTGACGAATTACCCAATAAAGGAACGATTACTGGTGGAGGAACCAATCCACCACTCGGTGGCTAAAAAGAGGTAATGGCTTATGAAAAATACAATCACGATTGATATGACAAATGATTGTGCGTGTAGCCTGATCGCAAACGTGGATGACGGGAGCAACTCGGTATTTTTAGAAGTCATTTCTGATGTGTCAAAAAATCCGGTAGTGTGCATTCATGGAACAAAGATCGCTATTGATCGTGAATTGTGGCAGTATCAGATTTCAAAAGATTGGTATACTGGCAGCGAAAATCTAACTTTTTATTTTTCAGATAATAGCCACACAGGGAAAACATTCATGATCATACCGGCAAAAGAAGCGGTCGGGAATCTATTCTTAAAACAGATTGACGATTTCACATATCAATTATGCGACATCAAAAAGTCAAAATTTGGTGTGACAATCGGAACAGTGAAGACGCTTCCGGCAGGTAGCGATGCAACTGTTACCAATTCAGGCGATGAAAAAAATGTAATATTGAATTTCGGTATTCCTGGCGGAAATACCGGTCCCGCAGGTTCAACCGGAGAAAAAGGCGATGATGCCATTCTTCTGATGATTGACAGCTCAAACGGGAATATCTTCAAGAACTCAAAAATCTCTACCACTCTCACAGTCAATATTATCGTGGGAGGCACGATGATCACATCGTCAAGACAGATGAAAGAGGTATTCGGAAATGATGCGAAGATCATATGGAAATACCGAAAGATTGGCGAAACAGAATTTTCCCCGATACCGGAAAATGATCCTCGGATTTCAGATGAGGGATTCATCATGACATTGACCGCCGGAGATATTGACACAAAAATAGTATTTTCTTGCGACTTAGACTATTAAGGAGGACAAACAAATGGCAATAAAAGCAAGTAATCAGTTGACAATGATTGATATGACTGACGGTTATTCCGTCATTTTAACAAGCGAAGCTCATACGTTCATGGGTGGAACCAGTTCTGTCAGCGTAACGCAGACCACGACCACTCAGGCTATTGTATTTCAGGGCGAGGAACTTGCTCCGTGTACGATCGGTACCATAACTACTCCTACTGGTATCAGTGCGGTAAGTGATGGAAAATCGCCAGCACCAATCATCACGATCACTGCGACCTCTGCATTAACGTCTGGCGGATCATTCGACATTCCGATTGTGATCGGCGACATTACGATTGTGAAAAAATTCTCTTATTCCATCGCGTTTACAGGAGCGAAAGGCGACAAGGGAAATGCAGGAACATCCGTATCCATTAAGTCAAAAGAGGTCGTATATCAGGCAGGCAGCAGTGGCACGACTACACCGACTGGAACATGGAGTGCATCCGTTCCGTCAGTAAGTCCGGGTCAGTATTTATGGACCAGAACGACCGTAACTTATACGGATGGTAACAGCACGGTTTCTTATTCCGTCGCACGTCAGGGTTCAAACGGTACATCCCCAACAGTGTCCAGCACGAAAATTGAATATCAGCAGTCTACAGGCGGAACTACTCCACCAACAGGAACATGGAGTGCATCGGCACCTGCGGCAGTAGCTGGTCAGTACATGTGGACAAAGACAACTGTCACATATTCTGACGGTAAGACAGCGATCAGCTATGCAGTCACACGAAACGGGTCGAATGGCGCAAAGGGCGACAAAGGCGATAAAGGTGCAGCTGGAGCAGATGCAATCACTTTGGTTATCACATCAAGCGGCGGAATTATTTTCAAGAACACCGCCATTGCGACAACTTTAACTGCTCACGTATACAAAGGGGCGGCAGAAGTTACCGGAAGTGCATTATCCGCACTCGGTACGATCAAATGGTATAAAGACGGCGGAACTACTGCGGTCGCAACCGGACAGACCTTGACAATCTCAGCGGGAGACGTAAGTAATCGGGCAACTTATACGGCACAGCTTGAAGGATAGGGAGTGATCTCATGATTAAAGCTCGTGACACGATCACTCTGGTAAGAGTGAATGACGGAGCGGCTGGCAAAGACGGAAAGATGCTATATGCAATATGCGATTCAAAAATAACAGCTGCAACGATAGCAAAAACAGCTACCATTTCCCCTGCTACATCTTTTTCCCTTTATACCGGTGCGACAGTATCTGTGTATTTTCCTTACGCAAATACAGCTGCAAGTCCAACATTAAACATAAATAGTACCGGAGCAAAACCGATTTATGTATACGGTGCGGTTATTACATCGGTATATTACTGGCCAGCGAAATCAACAGTCCAGTTTACCTATGATGGCAGTCATTGGGTTATGAATGATAACTCAGCCATGTCAACCATTGCTTCCTGGTGTTATAAAAATGATAAAACCATAATCGATGGTGGTAAGCTCGCCGCTGGTTCCATCGCAACAAATGCTCTGGCAGCGAAAGCGGTAACGGCTGCAAAGATTGATGTAGATGATCTGTTTGCCCAGAGTATCACGGCAAAGAAAATGACGATTACCGGAGACAGCGTGTTTGAAGGTAAGTTGAATGGTGCGACGGGTGTGTTTTCTGGTAATGTCAAAGCAGACTCTATTGTTATCGGGAATGATACAGGGGATAGTTTTGACTATGGAATGCAGATAAACACAAAAGGCATTAAAATGCGTGCCGGAACCAATAATTATGTGGATATAACCGGTGGTCTGCAGGTCAATACGAGAACTACGACAGGATTACTTTCTGCATTGGAAGAAACTGTAGCGGTAAAAGGTACTTTGACAGTTAATGGAAAAGATATTGATGATATGTATGAGCCTATCATAAAACGTGCTAATGCCGGAGTGTATTACAAAGAAGGATACCAGTGCTATTTACATGCATGGTGGGTAAACGCGACAGATGTATTCTTTACAGTATCGGAATCATATAGACCAAAAAAGATGACAACATGCATTGGCTTTTGTATGAGAAAAGATAATGCAGCTGCTTATCCTCTAATGTGCGAACTGGAAGCGAGTGGTGCCTGGCAGGTATGGGCACTAACCGGAATCGGAGTAAGTGGGGGACAAGGTATGTGGGTTGTATATCAGCCTGCAAACGGAATCGATCATAGAAGTGAATTTACCGTGTGCGTCACTGGATCATGGCTGACTAATAGTAACGGAGGTTGATGATGAACAGAAAAGAAAAACTTCTGAAAATCATAGACGATGACGAAGTATTGCTTCCGTTAGTTGATGAGATCATTTTCTTGGAAGGTCAGTTGGAAGAATTGAAAAAACTCCCGTTCCTGAGAGTAAATCCAAAGAACAGTTCACAACAGAAACCAACAGCGGCGGCAAAACAATATAAGGAATTTTTGCAACAGTACAATAACTGCATTAGGGTACTGATCCGGGCAACTGGAACGGATGAGAGCGATGAAGAATCTCCATTAAGGAAGTGGGTCAAAGAGCATGTCAATTAAGAGGGTGGTCATATGGCAGAAGAATATTGCGGTGTAAAAGTTTATAAATGTGATCCAGAGAAAAACAAAGATTGTGACAAAAAGCTCTGCCAAACTGAATGCTTTTATACCGCAAATAAACAGTATGCAGCTGAGGAGAACGAACATGAGTGATTTACTTTGCATGACAATAACCGCCGTCATAGGAATGGGCGTGGTGCTATTGATTTACCATGCACAGGACGACGATGATAATTGGTGGGATGATTTCTGATGCTGATTCAAAATAAAACGATCTGGACACCTGACAACTCTTATCTATTAGAATATCGAGCAAAAGCGGAAACCGGCGAGATCATCATAGGTCAGGAGTTGTGGATGGAGCTTGACAATCTTGCTGAGGATTTTCATAATGACAGGTATTTTTACAATACAGACGCTGCAATGCTTCGCATGGATTTCATGGAAAACTGCATACGGTTGACGAAAAGCCCTTTCTATAATAAACCCATGGTGTTAATGCTTTGGCAAAAAGCATGGATTGAAACTTTTTATTCTTTCAAAATGTCAGATACGGGATTTGATAGATTTAAGAAAACAATCCTTTTGATCGCCAGAAAAAATACAAAATCAGAAACATCATCAGCTCTTGCAAATTCAGAGTTCATTGTTGGAAATGAAGGTGCCGATATTTGCTGCTCATCAAATGATGATGCTCAGTGTAGTTTGGTTTACGACGCAGTGGATATGATGCGACGGCTTTATGATCCTAATGATAGAGATACAAAACGAAATCAGTCTTTCATTTTAAATAAGATCACAAACACGAAAGTCTTTAAGATGTCTGACCGAACAAAAAATAAAGAAGGCCGAAACATTGATTTTGCTATTGTTGATGAGACCCATGAAATGAAAGAAAATATCATTGGTAAGTCAATCGAGCAGTCACAGTCTTTGAAAGACAATCCGAAATTTATCAATATTACCACTGAGGGATTTGTTATTGATGGTTACCTCGATGATGAATTGAAGAAAGCAAGAAAAGTAATCAATAAAGAAGATGACGGACTTGCCGGAGAGAGATTATTGCCATGGCTGTATACGCAAGATTCTGAGCAAGAGGTTTGGACAGGTAACCGTAAAAACAGGCTATGGGAAAAATCCAATCCAACGCTTGGCATGGTTAAAAAATGGGAGTACCTCGAAGAACAGGTTGACATCGCAAAAACTTCAAATGCCGATCGAATTTTTGTTCTATCAAAAGATTTCAACATTAAACAAAATGGAGTAAAAGCATGGTTGAATCTTGAAGATTATGATTATCAAGCAGTGTATGATCTTGAAGATTTTAGAAATTGTAAGTGCATGGGAGCAGTCGATCTTTCAGAAACTACTGACCTATCAGCAGCGAAAATACTTCTGATGAAACCGAATGACTCAACAAAATACATCTATCAACATTATTTTATCCCGGAAAGTAAGTTAGAAGATTCTGACGACTGGAACGCCGGGGCGAGATATAAGGAATGGGCGAAAGCTGGACTTTTGACGATCACAGAGGGAAACGATATTGATCTTGCTGTTGTTGCTGACTGGTTTTACAGCTTGTATACCGACTATAATATCAGACTTTGGAAATGTGGATACGATCAGCGATTTGCAAAAGATTGGATCACTCGTATGGATTTTTATGGCTGGCAAAGAACTGGCGACGATGATTCTGATTTGATTATGATCTTACAAAATGCTCAAACACTTTCTAATGCGATCAAACTTTGCGAGGCAGATTTAAAACATCGATTGGTAAACTATAACGAAAATGTCATGGATAAATGGTGCTTGAAAAATGCAGGAATTAAAGTTGATGATAAGGGTCAATGCCTTTTGATAAAACAGGAAACTGCAAAACGAATTGATGGAGCCGTCTGCTTAGTTATTTTATACGAAATGTACAGGCGCTATCGTACAGAATTTAAACAGTTGATAGGAGGTTGATATTATGGCTGACTTTTTCGCAACGTCCATTGATGGCGACGCTATGCAGTTGGGCGAGGATGGACGCTATTTTGAAATCATACGGGCAACCCGTCACGGGATGGGCGCGAATGCTTATGTATCCCGTGCGGTTTATAAAGACCCGGAAAGTTTATCCCTCGACAATGTTTTATATGCATACGAAACGCTGACGGGTGGCGACATCAAAATATACACAGATATACCAGTATCGTTGCGTTTAACGATCTGCCGTGGAAATCCTGTCACGGCGACACTTTTCGGGGAGGATGATGATTATGCAGACGCTTAAACTAGGACAGACGATCAAATCCATTTTGGCTTCCATTAATAGTAATTTCACGGAACTGAACAACCGGAAAACTTATAAGGTACTTTACAACAGCCCGGTCAATATCCCCTCAAAGAATGACGGAACATCGACAACGATCACGCTGACGGATAACCCGGCAAATTATGATGGCATCATCTTGCAGCTGGATGACTGCTCCGCCTATGAGTATTTTGGACCGTTGACAGCCGGTAAGGTTTTAAAGCCGGTACATAATCAGTTCGATATGACTGCTGAAATGGCTGGCTGGAATATGTTTGGATATAATTGTGAAATCTTGAGCAACAAAAGATTGAAATTGAGTGGATTCATCTTTTCAGGCAGTCCCTATGACAAGGATCCGGCACTCGATATCTACCTGCTCAGATACAATGATCGGTATTCAGTAAAACCGCTCAAAAAGGTTATTGGTATCAAATTTAATTAATCATATTTAAGGAGGTGCTCATTATGGCACGACAGACAATCAAACTTGGCGAACTCGTGAAGACAGCATGGCAGAAAGTGAATGCGAATTTCGAGGAACTTTACAACTCTATTGCAAATAAGGTAAACGGAACAGCACTGACACCATCTAGCAAGGCGGTCAATATCGATCTGTCTGGTAAGGTGGACAAAGTAACCGGCAAAGGACTTTCCACCAACGACTTCACAGACGCTTACAAGACCAAAATTGATGGTGCTGCTTCCGTTGTGAAAAAAACATTCGCAGCAAACGGTTGGGGAACAGCCGGCAGTGATGGTTATTACAATATGACCATTGCGGCAGCTGGAAAATATCCAGTGAAAGTCATGAGGAATGAAAACGGTACATATACCGAAGCACTGGTGCAGACCGCAGTCAGTGGAAACAACGTGGTTATTACATCAGAAGAGACCTTTGAAGGTTATCTGATCGTGATCTAAGGAGGGGCACTGATGGGATGGCTTGACAAATTAAAGCGAAAGCCGCCAAAATCGCAAAAATGGGCACAGCAGCTCAACGGCTACACGCCGATTTTCTCACAGTTTGGCACTGACATCTATGCGTCAGACGTGGTGCAGCAGGCGGTCAAGTGTATCGTGGATGAAATGAAAAAGCTGAATCCTACTCATGTGCGATACAACGGAAATGATCCGGTTCCGGTCAACGGGAACATTCAAAAAGTGTTGAACAACCCGAACCAGCTCATGACTACCAGCGAATTTCTGGAAAAAACGGTGTGGCTGCTGCTCTTAAACTATAATGTTTTCATTCTTCCGACTTATTATGTTTGGACGGATACGGATGGCACAGAAAAGCGGTACTATACAAGCTTGTATCCTTTGAAACCTACTCAGGTTGATTTCATTGAGGATGGTGCGGATCAGTTGTATGTAAAAATGCGGTTTGAAAATAACTTTGAAACCACGATCAAATATGACAACTTGATTCACATTCGATATAACTTTTCCGTTAACGAGTATATGGGCGGCGATGTGTCCGGTCAGCCGGATCATGGCCCACTACTCAAAACATTGGAACTGAACGCCACCTTGTTACAAGGTATTGCGAAAGCGATGAAAGCCAGCTATGCGATCAATGGTGTCATCAAATACAATACCATGCTTGATGATGGAAAAACAGAAATCGCATTGAAAGAGTTGGAAACGAAACTGCAAAATTCAGAAAGCGGCTTCCTGCCACTGGATTTGAAAGCAGAGTTCACGCCACTTGAAAGAAAAGTTGAACTTGTGGACGAGCCTACACTGAAATTCATTGATGAAAAGATTCTCAGAAACTGGGGTGTGCCGCTGCCAATCTTGACAGGCGATTACACGAAAGCACAGTATGAAGCTTTTTATCAGAAGACATTGGAGCCGCTTATCATTTCCATTTCACAAGCGTTCACGAAAAAGCTTTTCACTGATGGACAGAAATCATTCGGAAACGTGATTAAACTGTATCCGAAAGACCTGATCTTTATGACGATGGACCAGACACTGGAAATGGTCAAAATGCTTTCGAACACAGGCGGGCTTTACGAAAACGAAAAGCGTGCAGCATTTGGGTTGGCACCGCTTCCGGAATTGGAAGGGAAAAGATATATGAGTTTGAACTGGGTAGATGTGGACATTGCGAACCAGTATCAGGTGAGCAATGCTGCGACAAATAATACCCCGCCGGGTAATGATGGAGGTGCAGACGATGGCGGAGAAGAATAAGCCGCTTGAACAGCGGTCATATAATTTTGAAGTCCGAGCGGAAGAATCCGAAGCCGGAAATATTATCACAGGCCGCCCGATTGTGTATAACAGCCGGACAGACCTCGGCTGGTTCGATGAAATCATTGAACCGGGAGCCTTAAACAATACCGACCTAACAGATGTGCGGTTCCTTGTAAATCACGATACAAGCAAAATCCCGCTGGCAAGGTCAAGAAGAAATAATGGCAACAGCACCATGCAGTTGACTACTGATAATGACGGCTTGGGAATCCGCGTCTTACTGGACACAGAAAACAACGCCGAAGCCCGGTCATTATACAGTGCGGTGCAGCGGGGCGATATTTCCGGTATGTCATTCATGTTCGGCATCCGGGATGAAGAGTGGGAGAACCTTGACAGCGATCATCCTACTCGGCATATCAAAGACATTAGCACAGTCGTCGAAGTATCAGCCGTGACTTTCCCGGCGTACGAATCGACTGAAATAAATGCACGAAGCAAAGAAGCATTGGAGAATGCACGGTCAGCAGTGGACACTGCCAGACAGCAGAGTGCGGCATCAGTGGACACTGATGATCTGGAACTTTTGAAAGAAAAAGCGAAATTATTAGGAGGCTTATAATCATGGGTAGAAAAAAGATTCTTGAAAAACGTCTGGCAAGATTACAGGCGAAAAAAACAAAACTGACAGAGCGTGCACTTGCTTCACAGGATGCGGCAGAGGTACGTTCTATCAATGAGGAGTTATCTGAACTCAACGAAGAGATCAATGAAACTCAGGAAGAAATCGACGCAATCGAAGACGACACGAGAGGAGGGGATCCAACATCTAATCCAGCGAAAGGAGGTACAGGCCCACAGCAGAGAAGTGCAGTTCCGGCAAATGCTCAGTTTGTCAATGGCGGAATTTCACTCGGTTCATTCGGTCAGCAGACCGGTCAGCAGCGAAACAATGATGATCCGTATGCAACTCTGGAATATCGTACTGCATTTAAAGACTATGTGCAGCGTGGAACACCAATTCCATCTGAACTGATTCAGAGAGCTGGCGGAGATCCGGGTCCGACCGTTGCAGCAGACCTCGGCATGATTATCCCAACCACGATCATGAACGAGTTCATTGAGAAAGTTTCCAAAGTTTATGGTCAGTTATATTCTAAAGTTCGAAAGCTGAACATTCAGGGCGGCGTGAAGTTCCCAATCTCTGATCTGAAAGCTAATTTCAAATGGATCACTGAAACAACCGTTTCTGATCGTCAGAAAGCCGGCGATATTAAAGAGTTCATTGAATTTTCTTATAACATCGGCGAAATTCGTGTATCTCAGACCTTACTTTCTCAGGTGGTAACCCTGTCACTGTTTGAGCAGGAGATCGTCCGCATCATGGTAGAAGCATATGTGGAAGCGATGGATAAAGGTATCATGTCTGGTACAGGTGCGGGTCAGATGCTTGGCATCTTAAATGATACACGTGTCACTACCAATGCCGGTCATACCATCGAGTTCACAGCGGCAGAGTTTTCCGACTGGGAAAAATGGAGAAAGAAACTCTTCTCAATCATCCCACTTTCCAAACGTGGACAGGGCGAGTTCATCTTCACGGCCGGTACAGTTGAATCCAACTTACTGACAATGAAAGACGCAAACAATCGTCCGGTGTTCCGTGAAGCCACTGATCTCAGCATTGGCGAAAGTGCTACTTCCGGCAGATTTTACGGTCGTGAAGTGACTATGGTTGAACCGGATATTGTAGCTGATTTCGATACAGCAACCAGCGGTCAGGTGGTTGGTGTGTACTGGATCCCGAACGATTACGCAATCAATACCAACCTCGCATTCGGCATGAAACGCTATTTCGATGAAGAGAAAAATGAGTGGGTCAACAAAGGACTTACAATCGTTGATGGTAAGATGCTGGATGTTGCTGGCTGTTACATCATCAAAAAGAAATAATGAGGTGCGATCATGGTAAATACAACAGTTGAGGCTTTAAAAAATTTATGTGCTGTTATCAAAGGTGGCAGCACCAAAGCCGCTGACATTCCGGGAGATACAATCCCGGATGTCATCAATCAGATTGCTATTGCAAAAGGTGGCGACGATCCAGGCGGCGAACTTGGTACATTGACAGTGACAAGCGTGCCCGGTGCGACAAAAGGCACGACTAAGATCACGGTAACCGGGAACGGTTCCGGTCAGCTGTACTATAAAGTAAGCAGTAGCGGAATCGCTATCAATTATCACGACGATTTATCAGACTGGACTACATGGGATGGTACGAGTGACATCACGGCAACAGACGGCGAAAATATCTGCATTGCAGAAGCTGACGCTCAGGGACTTGCGATTGCTTCTGGAACTGCTACTGTCAACGCAAAAGTCTAACAGGAGGTGCTGACGAGTGACGGATGAAGAATTATTGACAGCTGTCAAGAAAAGAATCGGGATGACTGGCGACTATCAGAATGACACTATCGCAGGACATATTCAGGACGTGAAAGATTTCATGACAGATGCGGGCGTGAGTGATGAAGTGATGGCATCCACAGCGATCATTGGAGCCGTCACTCGTGGCGTGTCCGACTTGTGGGACTATGGAAGTGGGAACGGGGAGTTCTCCCCGTACTTCTTCCAGAGGGTGATCCAGCTCACGTATGAAGGTGGTGGTTCCGATGGCTGATTATAGACCGTCAAGCCCGTTCACGGTGCCTATCAAATTACTGATACCGGAATTTAAAACGGTTAAGGGCGTCAAGAAAAAGGTTTTCCCGCAAGACGGTCCGTTGATCTGGTGCAGCTTCAAAACATACGGCGGCACGGAGCGTGAGGTCAATGAAGTGTATTCAATCGAAGACACTTGCAACGTGGAAACATGGTACCGACCAGACATCACGGGTGAATGCCGTGTCATGCTGGCGGATACCAGGGCGACTTATGAAATCCTGAACGAGCCGGAAAACATTAATATGAGAAATCAATATTGTAAGTTCAAAGCTCGGAGAATCAAAGGGGGAGCATGATGGGCAGGACAACATTGAAACTGGATACCAGTGCTTTTGATGATTTTGCCGAAAAGCTCGACCGTCTCGGTGCTGACTTGAAGCCGATATTCGATGATGCTCTGACACAAGCCGCGGAAACGATCACGGAAGACACGCTTGAAGCAGTGAAAGACCAGTATCTACCTGCTCACGGTGATTATTCCACTGGCGGCACGAAACGGTCAATCATGCGAAACCCGCGTGTCAAATGGAGCGGCATGATGGGAGAAGTTGCAGTCGGTTTTGACTACAGTAAGCCCGGTGCAGGCGGTTTCCTAATAACGGGAACGCCACGGATGCAACCCGATAAAGAACTGAACCGGATTTACAAGGGCAAACGGTACATGACTGAAATTAAAAAGGATATGATCGAGATTTTTCAGGATGCGATTGACGATCATATGGGAGGTTGAGATGGAAGACAATTTAATTCAGATATTGGAAGCACTAGGGTATCCCGCTATCAGACAGGGAAGTCTTTCCCCCGATGAAGAATACCCGGACAGTTTTTTCACATTTTGGAATAATGACAGCCCGGATCACGCCCATTATGATAACGCAGAATATGGCACTGAATGGGATTTCGATGTGAACTTTTACAGCACTGATCCGGAAAAAACTTATAAAGTTCTTGCTGATGCAAGGATCAAATTGAAACAGAACAAGTGGATCATCCCCGGAAAAGGGTATGATGTGGCTTCCGATGAAGTGACACATACTGGCAGGGGCATGAGAGCATTTTATTTAGAATTTTAGGAGGTACGAAGATTATGAAAATCGTTGAGTACAGAGGTATTGAAGGTCTTGTATATGCACCAGTTACCGAAGATACTACCGAGAACTTTACCACCGGCGAAGTCAAAGAGCTGGCTGGTACATCTGAACTGACAAGATCAACAGAATCATCTTCTGAGGTCCATTATTATGACAACATGCCAGCGATCACGATTGAATCAACCGGCTCTGACGAAGTTACCTGCACAGTGTCGGCGATCCCGCTTGACGTGCTGGCAGACATCACGGGCCAGGTTTATGACGCTGCGACAGATATGTTTGTTGAAGGTGCAAGGGAAAGCAAATACTACGCACTTGGTTATAAGACCAAAAAGACTGATGGGACAGAGGTATATGTATGGAGACTGAAAGGAACTTTCTCCATTCCAGAATCCACTCATATCACTGAGGATGATGGAACAGATGCAAATGGTCAGGAAATCACTTATACAGGCATTTCCACAACTCACAAATTCACAAAGACTGGCAAGGGTGCGAAAGCTGTCAACGTTTTAGCTGACGGCAAAGCGAACGTGACGGACTTCTTCACAACCGTTCAGACACCTGACAGCATTAAAGTCAAAAGCTAAAAATGAAATCGGAGGGAATGCATGATGCAGAAAGAAATTAAGCTGACAGTCAAAAATAAAAAGGGGGAAGTCGTCAAAGAGGTGACGGCTCACACCTTTTCAATCTATTACGGTACGATTGACAAATTAATGTCGTTACTTGATTTAGATGATACGACCACCTCCTTTGAAATCTTGAAAAAAGTGACAACAGCCTGGGGCGAAGTCACTGAAATTCTCGGGGAGATGTTCCCGGATATGGAGCCGTCTGATTGGGATTATGTGAAGATCAATGATCTGGTTCCGGTCGTGTTGCAGGTAGTTCGCTACACCCTGACTGAATTAATGGAGATTCCTTCCGAAAAAAATTAGATAGGGGAGCTGATGAAGCTCCCCTTTCTGAGCAGTTATTCAATTTGAATTATAACTTGTGCAAGGAATTTCCTGCTATGAACCCGCTTGAAAATGAGCAAAAGACGTTCCACGAAATCGTCCGCTTATATTCACGGGTTCGAGTAATCCAGATCAAAGAAAATAAAGAGCTTGCAAAAATGCAGCGTAATAATGGCACACAGACAGAAAGAGTGATCCGCAGACCTGCGGGAGATGATTGGTTCTAAGGAGGTGGGAAGATGGCAGACGAAAGCACGACAAAAATCAAAGTCGATTTGTCGGAACTGAAAAAAGAGTTCAAAGATGCACAACGACATATCCAGCTTGTCAATTCTGAGTTCAAAGCAGCGACTGCCGGAATGGGGAAATGGTCTGATAGTGCTGACGGTGTGAGTGCGAAGATCAAACAGCTCAATGGGGTTTTGGATGCCGAAAATACAAAACTGAAATCACTGGAAAATCAGTATGCGATGGTAGCGAAAGAGCAGGGGGAAAACTCTAAAGGTGCTCAGGAGTTAATGATTAAAATTAACAACCAGAAAGCCGCCGTTGAAAAAGTGAAATCCTCACTCGGCTACTACACGGACAAGCTTGAAGAAATGACGAGCGAATCCAAACAGGCAGCGAGTGCCAGTGACACTCTGAAAGACACCATCAGCAAGCAGGAATCGGAGTTAGATTCTTTAAAATCAGCATACACGAATCTTGTATTGGAACAGGGGAAAAGCTCACAGGAAGCCAAAGACACAGCAAAGCAGATTTCCAAACTGTCGGAGGAATTGCAGCAGAATAAATCCGCAATGAAAGAAGCGGAAAAAGCTGCCGATCAGCTGGACAAATCACTGGATGACGTTGAGGACAGTGCCAACGATGCGAGTGACGGCTTCACGGTCATGAAAGGTGCCCTTGCTGACTTACTGGCTGACGGTATCAAAAGTGCAGCGGGAGCGTTGAAGGATTTCGTGGTGGAATCCGATAGTGCTTATTCTAAATTTCAGGCTCAGACCGGTGCCAGTACCGAAGAGATGAAAGAATTTCAAGGACAGATGGATGAACTGTATGAAAATGCATACGGCGAATCCTTGCAGGACATTGGCGATAAAATGGCTTATGTCAAGCAGGTTACCGGAGAGGTGGACCCGTCAAAGATTAAAGAGCTGACTGAAAATGCGATAGCATTAGAAGACACATTCGGATCAGATTTCAACGAAACGATCCGGGGCGTTAATAACCTGATGCAGCATTTCGGCATTGATTCGGAGGAAGCTTTTGATCTGTTTGCAAAAGGCTCACAGCTCGGACTTGATTACACGGATGAGCTTGGAGACAACATTGCAGAGTATGGCGGCAACTTTGAACAGGCTGGATATTCAGCAGAGGAATATTTCCAGTTACTTGTCAACGGTTCAAAAAACGGTGCTTACAATCTGGATAAAGTCAATGATTCTATCAATGAGGTCAAGAACCGGTTAGGCGACGGAACCATTGAAAAAAATATTAAAACATTCAGCAAAGGCACTCAGAAAGTCTTTAAAAATTGGCAGGATGGAAAAGGCACCATGAAGGATGTCATTGATTCTATTCTCGATGACATTAACAACTGCACGGATGAACAGGAAGCATTGACGATGGCTCAGGTGGCGTTCGGCACAATGGGCGAGGATGCGAACCTGAAAGTTGTTCGGTCATTAAAGAGTACCGGCGATTCTTTCAAAAATGTCAAAGGCACAATGGAAGAAATGAAGGACATTCGCTATGATGACGTTGGCACGCAGTTCAAGCAGCTTGGTCGAACACTCATGACGGAACTTGTCAAACCATTGGCAGAAAAAGCCCTACCACAGTTTGAAAAATTAGCGGATGGAGCGATCAAGAACATTGACAAGATTATTCCAGTTGCGAAAGCACTGGGTGTGGTACTGACTGGCATGTTCGTGACAAACAAGATTTCCACATTCGTCACGTCATTAAAAACCCTTATTCCCGCATTCACAGCCACAAAAGCAGCTACAGATGCACAGACCGCTTCCACTCTTGCGGCAAATGCGGCATGGCTGGCATCTCCGATCACTTGGATCGTTGCGGGTCTGGCTGCGGTCACTGCTGCGGTTGTGATATACAACAAAAAGCAAAAAGAAGCCATTGAAGCGGAATATGGATTGACGGAAGCTCAGGAAAAAACCATTGAAAAATCGTCAGAGCTGAAAAAGTCATATGACGAAATGAACGAATCACGAAATCAGTCAATGGCTGCGGTGGATGCGGAATACAGTCATCTGACGGAATTGAAAGATGAACTTCTCACGCTGGTAGATGCGAATGGAAAAGTCATCAAAGGTAATGAAGATCGGGCAAATTTCATCGTCAACCAGTTGGCGAGTGCATTGGGAATTGAAAAAGAAAAAGTCTGGGAGATCATCCAGTCAAACGGCGAACTTTCCAAAAGCATTGACGCATTGATTGAAAAGAAAAAAGCGGAAGCCCTGCTCAGTGCAAATGAAGCCGCCTACACCGAAGCGATCCAGAAAAGGAACGAAGCTCTTTCCACATATCAAAGCAGTTTACAGACCTTAAAGGAAGCTGAAGACAAATATAATCAGACCAAAGACAAAGCAAACGAGGCTCTTGACACGTTCAATGAACTGTTAAAGACAAGCCCGGAAGCTGCTGCCGCTTACTATTCCGCCAATAAGGAATTGATTGACGGAAATGAAGAAGCGAAAAAGTCTTATGACAAGGCGAAAAAAGGTGCTGACGATGCGGAGCAGTCTTATATTGGTTACTTGACGACCATTCAGAACTATGAGGGGTTATCTTCTGCGATCATTAGCGGAGACGCTGCGAAAATCCAGGCCGCAATGAACAACATTGAAAATTCTTTCATTACTGCGGAAAATGGTACCCGTGAGAGCTTGGAGCAGCAGGTTGACAACATGGAGCAGAATCTGTCAGATATTCAGACCGCCATTGAAAACGGTACGCCGGGAGTGACGGAAGCTGATAGACAGATGGCTCAGCAGATGGTTGACGCTGCAAAAGCAGAGCTTAATAAGTTACCACCAGAAGCAGGGGAATCCGGTACAGAAGCCGGGGAAGCTCATGCGGATGGTGTTTCCGGTACAAGCAAGGACAATGAACAAGCCGGTTCAGATGTCGCCAATGCCACCAAAAAGGGTCTTGAATCCTCTGACACGAAAGGAGCCGGAGACAGTAAGGCGAAACAGTTTGGTCAGGGTGTGACACAAAATGAACAGTATGCCAATTACGCAGGTTCAGCAGTATCTCAGATGCTCAACAAAGGACTGGGAAGTTCTGACACGAAATCCACAGGTAGCGGAAGCGTCAACAACTTCAATAGTGGCGTTAATTCCGTTGATACTTTTGCTACTGCGAAAGCACGAGCAGATTTAGCGAAGAGCGGTCTCGCTGCTGTTAATGCGTACAATACAGGCGACAACTTCACAGCTGGATTTAAGAATGGTATGAGTAGTGGCAGTGCATCCACAAGTATCTGGTCAGCTGCATGGAATATCGGTAAAAATGCATTGAGCGCATTGAAAGCAGCGATCAAAGAGGGTTCTCCATCTAAATTAACGCATCAAAGCGGTGGTTATTTTGTTGCTGGTTTTGTCAATGCAATCGCTGAAGGCGTAAAAACAATTGTACCAATCGTTCAAAAGATGGGTGAAGCCGCGATCAATACTCTCAATGATGAAATGTCAACCGGCATCGATGTTCCAACCGTCAACGGTATATCATCCGTCAAAGCTGCTGGTAGTAAGATTGGAAGGACAGCGGGAACGGTCATGGGTGGGCAGGTCACTAATAACTATACTTATAACCAGTATAACAACAGTCCAAAAGCTCTCAGCCGTTTGGAGATTTACAGGCAGACGAAGAACCAGCTCAATTTTGCGAAAGGGGTGTAGATGATGTTTCGTTGCTGGATTGAAAATGAATATAGAAATAAGCTTGAACTGACGAACAACCCGGATTATAGGGTTTATCAGATTGACGGATTGGAACCGCCACAGGCTACGATCAACACATCCGCCGTCGCAAATTTTGACGGTTCCCGCTTCAACAGTTCACGGACAAATGAGCGGAATATCGTCATTTACCTGGCTATTGAGGGGAATTGTGAAGCGAATCGGATCAACTTGTATCGGTTTACCAGAGCAAAAAAGTTTATTCGGTTCTACTATCAAAATGGTTCGAGAGATGTTTACATTGATGGATATGTGGAAAGCATTTCAATCGGATTTTTTGAAATGAAACAGGCGGCGCAGATTTCAATTATCTGCCCATATCCATTTTTCAAATCGAACAATGAAACCATATTGGATTTCACATCCGTGGAGCCGCTTTTCATTTTTCCGTTCGCATATGAAGCAGCCGGAGCACCGTTTTCCGTCTTACAGACGGGAGCCATGCAGTCACTTATCAATGGGGGCGACGTGGAAAATGGTCTGAAAATAATCATCAAAGCGACTGGACAAGCGTTGAACCCACGTGTTTTGAACGTGACGACCAATGAATTTTTTAAGATCAACATCGAAATGACAGAGGGCGATCAGCTCACGATCAACACAAACAAGGGTCAAAAGTCATTGACACTATTTCATAACGGAACAGAAACAAACGTCATTAATGACATGGAAGTCGGGTCTACATGGTTCCAGCTTTATACGGGGGACAATGTGTTCAGTTATGACGCAGATGAATTTCCAGAAAACATCCTTTGCACTTTTCAGCATACGAATGAATTTGAGGGGGTGTGATCGTGGACGTTTATGTGCTTGATAAAGACTTTTCCATTTTGGACGTGTGCGACGACTACAAGAGCATCATCTGGACGACCAGATATTTTTCGCCGGGAGATTTTGAACTATATCTTCCGGCGACGGATAAGAACATCATGCTACTGAAAGAAGATCGTTATTGTGTCCGTGAGCAAGATCGGACAAATGACACATTTAAAAATGTCATGGTCATCCGAAAAGTTCAGATCACAACGTCTATCGAAGACGGCAATTATTTAATCGTGACCGGGCAGTGCTTGAAGTCTATCCTGGCACGCCGGATCATCTGGCAGCAGACGACCATCACGGGTCTATTTGAATTGGGAATCAGAAAGATCGTCACTGAAAATGCGATCAGTCCCGCGATCTCCGCTCGAAAAATTCCACAGTTGGAATTGGGAACCTTGCAAGGATACATGGATACAATGGATAAACAGGTAACCGGAGCGAACTTGGCGGACTTCATTGAAGAGATGTGTACTGCTTACGGGATCGGCTGGGATGTGTATATCCAGAATAAGAAAATGCGGTTTGAGTTCTACAAAGGCGAAGACCGCTCCTATAATCAGACGGTCAACCCGTTCGTTGTATTTTCTCCTGAGTTTGACAACTTGCTGACCACCGATTATCAATATGACAAAACAAATCACAGAAATGTGGCACTGGTAGCAGGAGAGGGTGAAGGACTGAACAGAACGATCGTGACAGTCGGTACAGCTTCCGGTCTCGATAGATATGAACTTTTCGTTGACAGCCGGAACACATCCAGCAATGACGGAGAGATCACGGCAGCAGATTATCAGAAGCTGCTACAGGAAGAAGGACTTGAAAATCTGAGTTCTGATGAAAATAGCATTTTGGAAAACATCACGGGAGAAGTGGAAGCTTCCACTAATTACACGTTCGGCAAAGATTATTTTCTTGGCGATATCGTGGAGGTATTTAACGAATACGGGATTGCGACCACACCCCGGATCATTGAGATCATAGAGAGTGAAGACGACACGGGAACCTATACGATCCCGACATTTAGCACGTGGGAGGTTTAGAGAATGGCAATTACATATGGATTTTTTAACGCAACAAAACAAAGTGACGGCACATATGATCGTGCCTATAATTCCAACCAGATCAGTGACATGTTCGAGGGTCTGGTCTCCGATGGTGTCTTTGAATCAATCGGGGATGCTATGGTAGTTACTGCCAAAAGCGGAATGACAGTGCAGGTGGGAACGGGAAGGGCGAGCATTGACGGGCGATGGATCAAGAATAATGCAAAAATGGATATTACGCTTGCAGCTTCTAACATTGCACTGAACAGGTGGAGTGCCATCGTGATTCGGCTCAACATGTCCAGCAGAACCATGAGTATCGTTGAAAAAGTCGGGACAGCTGCCACGAATCCGGTCAAGCCGTCACTGACGAACAGTAACACAGTCAAAGAGAAGTGCTTGGCTTATGTGTACGTCAAAGCCGGCACAGGCTCAATCACTCAGGTTGATATCACTGACATGCGGGCAAATACGGCTGTCTGTGGATGGGTAACCGGAGTGATTAAGCAGGTGGACACCAGTCAGTTATTTTTACAGTATCAAGCCGCATATGAACGGCAGCTTGCAACTATGCAGGCGTGGGAAACGCAGCAGAAAGCAGCGTTTGATACATGGTTTTCTGCACTTACGGATCAGTTACAGGTCAATACGTATATCAAAAAATTTAGAAAAGCTATCACAACCACAACCAAGCAGGGCACTTTCAGTCTTGACATGAGTGGATACACTTATTCCACTAGCGATATCATTTTCGTAAACGTGAACGGTGTATCATTGATCGAGGACTATGATTGGATCATCAACACAACAAAGTCGCCAGTGGCGATTGATACAAGAGTTGGGATGGATGCAGGAAATGTGGTTGAGATTATTGTTCTCAAGTCACAGATTGGTCAGGCTTAGTATTTACAAATCATGGAAAATGTGATATAATAAGATCGTTGAAAGATATGGTTTTTGGTAGGTGTTCATTTTTCATTTCCTCCTTTCTGGTATATATCTTTTCCAGGTGAAATGCACAAATCTTATATCAAAGGTTTGTGCATTTTTACTATGTACAAAGTACAACTATAAGTGTATGATAAATATATCAAATGAAACAAAGAAAGTGAGGAAATAAAAAATGAATTACAAAAATTATGAAATTAAACATGATGGAGATCATTACAGAGTAATTGCTCCGGATGGTGTCTTCTGTCCATTCAGTACCATCCGAGATGCGAAAGATGCAATTGATGAGGATAGAGGGGAATAGCCCCTCACCTCTATCGAAAACCGACCGGGAGCGGTAAATCTCCCGGAGAAAGAAGGAAATAAAAATGTATTTTATGTTATGTACACTTATACCGATGTTTTTGGTTGGCTTTGGACTTGGTGCGGGATTTGGATACAAATTAGGAGAAGAAGACGAAAGGAAAAGAAAATGAAAGATTATACAAAATTTTTAAAAAAGGACCTCAATGGTCCTTTTTTATTTTTTCATATCGTTTAATCAAATCAATATATTCCTGATTTTCGATAACATCTTCAAATTTACAATCTAATGCTAAACAAACTCGAAAAATTGTATCAATCCGCGCATGATCGAAAACCTTGCTCCCTTGCTCATAATGCTGCAAAGTTCGCACATTTAAACCGGTTTTTTCGGCCAGTTGAGATTGCGACAGACCCCTGGCCTGTCGCATTTCTTTCAATTTTCTCATTCAATATCTCCTTTCTTAATATTCGGATGGAAACAAAATAGTTGTGACTTCTCTATTCCATTCCGTAATTATATAGATATCGCCCTCTTCATTATTATATCTGGCGAAAATTCTATCGTTACCATTTTTAACTGCATCATCATTCATTTTCCAATCCTCATTTCCAAGATTTCCCCAGTTGCAATTACGATATTTTGCAATCGACTCAAGAATGAATTTAGAAAATTCAATGCTTTCACTAATTTTTGCGTTTACACCTTTGGTTATTACCACTTTACCGATCTTGAATTTCATCTTGTCATCTCCCTTTTATTATCAAGGGGCCGTAGCCCCTCGTTATTACCAAGTTTGTAGGTCTTCAAGTAGTTCTTTCAATTCATCAACGTTAGTCTTATCAACGTCGAAAAACTCTCCACCCAAATCAATTTGCACACGACCATTCTCAGTGATCGCATATTCAAAATCATACTCCTCAAATAAACTAACAATTTCAATCAAAAGCTTTGAACATTCTTTCAATGTTATCTCTCCTTTAGTTTTAATCAACCTTACATATATTATTATACACCTTTAGTTGGAGTTTGTACACTAAAAGTTGTAGAAAATATGAAAAAATTTTATTTATATGGTTTTGCTAATTCTTCAAGCATATTATCATACTGCTTTTTGGTAATCATTTTCGATTGATATATTAGATCAATGGCCTTTTTAGTTTCTAATATATAATTTAAGTCTTTGGAAATTTTATCAATATTCATTTTTGTTTTCCTCCTTAAAAGTAACTTACATATATTATTATACACCGATAGTTGTACAATGTACATAGAAAAATTCTCTTTATTCCGTACAAAATTTTTTTCAAAAAAGGGGCTCACAAAGTACAACTTTAGGTGTATAATAAATATATCAAATGAAACAAAAACAAATTTTAAAGGGGATAGAAAAATGACTAAAAAATATTATGAAACAGTAAAAAATCTTGAGGAACTTTTTGATACATTCAACGCTCATTTATTTAATAATGAACTTGAAAAACCGATCATCACGGTTTCACCAGATTCAACAAGTGGTGCATATGGTTGGTGTACAACTCAGAAAATCTGGAAATCAAGTGATGAAGAATTTTATGAGATTAATATTTGTGCAGAGCACTTGAATAGAGATATCAAAGAAATCTGCGGGACATTGATTCATGAAATGGTTCATCTTGATAACATCCATAAAGAAATTCAAGATACAAGCGCAAACGGTCGTTATCATAATAAAAAATTTAAAGAGACTGCAGAAGCTCACGGTCTTGTAATTGAAAAAATGGGGAATGTTGGTTGGTCAAAAACAAGCTTAAGTGAAGAGCTTTCAACATGGATTGACGAAAATATTAAAATTAAAGGCTTTGATTTAGCAAGAGCTCCAAAAATGAAAAGAGGTCAATCAACTACCAAATCAAAATACAAATATTATATGTGTCCGTGTTGTGAAACAAAATTCTATAGTGTTCATACAATTAATGCAATTTGTGAGGACTGTGGAAACCCATTTATTCAATACAAATAAGAGGGCTTTCGCCCTCTTGTATAAAGGATCCCCTAAAAGTTTTTTGAAAAAATCTCATTTTAGGGGCTCCCGAAATACAACTTTTGTTGTATAATAAATAATGTAAGAACAACCAAGTAAAACCAAATTGAATGGAGGAAATTAAAATGACTAGAGAAGACAAATTATATTCAATGACTGGTAAAACCCTTATTATGAAAGCTGATGAGCTCGGTGTAAAAGTTAGTTGCAATAAAGCAAGAACAGCTTTAAAAGAAGCAAAATCCGCGGTAATTGAAAGAATCCTAGCTGTAGAAAATGCAGCTGAAGAAATCGAAGCAAGTACTGAAGAATTTACATCTGAAGAAGCTGAAGAAATCGAAGCAAGAGTTGCATGTGGTGAAACTATTGATGGTGCAATGCAGACTGTTATTGAAGATCACAAGACTATCACAGAAGAGCCTCAGACTGAATCTGAGGAAGTTTCTGAAGAGCCTAAGGAAAAACATAAAACTAGAAATAAAAAGCCGAATTTGAAGCTCACAGAGCTCACATATGATGGCGAAACAAAATCCATCAGAGAATGGGCGAAAGAGCTGGAAATGCCTTGGCCAACCTTATATGATCGTGTAAATCGGAATGGCTGGACAGTAGAGGAAGCGATCGAAATTCCTTTAGGAGGTAGAAGAAAGAAATAGACACAAAAAGAGGGAGCAGAGGCTTCCTCTTTTCTTCATATTCATATCAAATTTCAATTTTAAATACTCTCTTGAGTATTTCTCTATCTAAATAGTAAAACTCAAGTATAGTCAAAATATGAGAAATTAAAGCTATACAGCTAAAACTGCAATAAAAAAGGACCTTAATGGTCCTTTTCTTTTATAAGAATAGTTCATAAATTACATCATCTGAAAATAATATTGGTTTGATCTTATTGATCAATCTTGTTTTATTTCGCGAGATCGTCGTCACGGTCGTATCAAAATACTCTGCCATAATTTCCCTTGTTTCATTCTCAAAATAATACATCGGAATAATATCATAATATGGATCATTAATAATGGTGTCTAATGCATCATTAATTTTTTTCACGAGCTTAATGGTATATGGCTGATCTGATGTTTTAAATGCCTCATAATTTCTCAGTAGTTCTTCCGTCTTTTCATATGCCGTCTTGCGATCATCTTTCATAAGTCCGGCCATTTTAAGTTTTAGCACCGTATTATTTACCGTGTCATTAATCATCTGTTGGATTTCATTTTTATCGATCAATATATCACCTCTTTTTACCAAAAGTCATCAATTCAAGATAAATTACTATATATTATATATTTATATAAAACATCAAAAATTTGAGTTGATTTACCTTTGAATATAAAAAAATAAAAATTATCTTGAATTGACGACTTGAAG